ATATCAGATGGAATAAAAACTTAAGAATAGGAGAAGTTGTTGATTATATGATGTTTGCTATAAATAAAACTATAAAAGATTATCCACTTTACAAATAGGAAGTTTGGCTGTATAATAAAGATATAATAGAATAGTTTTTTATTGTTTTTATGCGTAAAAATAATCAACCATCAAAAGAATGTACATTGTGTCATGTTTTTAAATTGCGTTCAGAGTTCCATTTCAGTAAGAAGTCAAGAGGATGGCTCAAACCAAACTGTAAGAGTTGTCGAGCTAATGCAAACTATAACCCAAATAGTAATCGAAATACGCCTCCTGAAATAAGAAGAGCTCAATATCTAAATCGTAGGAGGGCTTGGTATCAAAAAAGTTTTGCTATTGAACCAGAAAAATTTAGGTTGTATTGTCAAACTAGAAGGGCAAGAATACGAAAGGCAGAAGGACTATTTACAACTGAACAATGGTTACAAAAGTTTCAATATTATGGCGAAAGATGTGTCTATTGTGATTTAGAATTAAGTGAGAATACTGTTACAAAAGATCACAAAATCCCACTTGTTAGGGGTGGTAGTAACTGGATTGCGAACATTGTTCCATCTTGCTTGAGGTGTAATGATTCAAAAGGAACTAAAACATATAACGAATTTGTTTATGGCACGACCAACAAATTACAATGAGGATATTCCTAAATTAGCTAAGGAATATATAGCTTCTTGTAAAGATAAGGGTAAAGAAGTAAATCTTCCAACCGCAGAAGGATTGGCCCAATATTTAGAAGTTACTCGAAAAACCCTTTATAACTGGGCAGATGAACACGAGGAGTTTTTACACATATTAGAGAGTTTAAATCAAGAACAAGCCAAAAGATTGATAAATAAGGGTTTGTCTGGGGGTTATAATTCAAACATAGCAAAACTGATTTTAGCTAAGCATGGATATAAAGACCAACTCGGTTTAAGTGGAGAAGAACAAGGGGAAGGAATTAAAATTGATGTCAACATTAACGCCGCAATCGATAAAATCTACGGAGGCGATAAATAAACTTGTAAGGAAATCATTTGAATCCGGTGTTTCAAAGAGTCAATTAAAAGGTTTTTTAAAAGCTGGATATACACCTCTTCCTTGGCAGTTAAAGTTCCATGGTATCGCAAGAGAGGCAGATAAAGAGGATGGCCCAACTGACATAGGTGTTGGCGGAGCAAGAGGCCCAGGAAAATCGCATGGAGTATTTGCTCAGCTTACACTAGATGACTGTAAAAGAGTTGACGGATTAAAGGGTCTGTTCTTAAGACAGACTGGCAAATCGGCAAGTGAATCATTTGAGGATTTAATAGATAGTGTTTTAAGAGGTAGGTCAAAATATATTTTTAATCCTAGTAAAGGTACATTAAGATTTTCTAACCGCTCCAAGGTTATCTTAGGTGGATTTGAGAATGAGAAGGATATAGATAAATATATCGGTGTTCAATATGATGTTATCGCTATTGAAGAAAGGAATCAGCTTACAGGGGAGAAAGTATTAAAGTTGAAGGGTTCTTTAAGAACAACCAAAACAAACTGGCGAGCAAGGACGTATTCATCCTTCAACCCTGGAAATATTGGTCATGCTGATGTAAAAAAGACATTTGTAATTCCACATCAAAATGGTGTAGAGAAAGAAACAAGATTTATTTCATCAACATACAAAGATAATCCATATCTCAAACCAGAATATATTGCTTACTTGAATAGCTTACCTGGAGCATTAGGAAAAGCATGGCGAGAGGGAAATTTTGATACTTTTGAGGGTCAGTATTTTATAGAGTGGGACTATGACCAACATGTGATTGTTCCATTTGCCATTCCTCCAAATTGGAAACGATTTAGAGCTTATGATCACGGCCGAGAGAATCCTGCCAGCTGTGGCTGGTACGCTCTTGATTATGATGGCAGAGTGTATAAATATCGTGAACTTTATAAAAGAGGACTGGATGTTGATCAATTAGCTCAAGAGATAAATAGATTATCAATCGGAGAAACTTATGAATATTCAGTAGCTGATCCTTCAATCTTTGCCAGATTGGGTTATACTGATAAATATGGAGGACAAACAATTGCTGAAACTTTCGCTCGTTATGGAATTACATTTTTACCAGCTTCTAACAGGAGAGTTGATGGGTGGACTTTAATGCATCAATATTTGAGATGGGACGAACATAATAAACCCAAACTTCAGTATTTCAACACTTGTTATGATTCAATTCGGACAATTCCATCTTTAATACATGATGAACATAGACCTGAAGATGTTGAGACAAAAAGCGAGGATCATTCAGCTGATGAATGTAGGTATTTCCTAATGAGCTTGCACGAAAGAGTATCACCAAAACCCTTAACTGATCTTGAAAGGAAATTGAAGCAGAGAAAGGAACAAGATTATAGTTTTCCTTGGAATTTACAACCTTAAAAAGATATAGATAAATCTGCTTAAATTATCAACTTTACAATAATTAAATAAAAGTTTATAATTGATTTAATAAAAAAGGAGAACGCTAAACTCCATCCTCTTTCTTGGCTGAAGCTCCAAAGAAAGTTTTTAATGAAAAGACTGATCTCAAAAAATCACAATTGAGTGATTTTAATTTTGTAACACAACGAATAAACGCTCTAAAAGAAGCAAGAGGAGATCAGTATAACAGCATTGAGAGAATATGGTCTGATGCTGATAGAGATTACGTGCCTCATAGATTGAGAGGACGAGGCAAGAAAACTCTTGTAACTGATGAGGATAAAGGCTGGAGAGGTGTAATGGTAAATCTTGGTGAAACTAACTGGCAATCAGATATCTCCCAGCCTAATCCTTATGTTAAAATACAGATTGCTCTAGCTACGCTGATTGATCAGAATCCAGATGGTGTATTTACCGCTGGTTCTAAAAAATTTCAGGCAACCAGTGAGTTAATGAGACAGCTCTATAAACGCTCTTGGGAAACAGCTAAGAGTAAACAGCAACTTAAACTATTTATCTTCAATCTAGCCAAGTATGGCTGGGCTAGTGCCAGAACTTACCCATTAAGAATTACTCGTAAAGTTAAGAACTTAACTCAATACAACCCAGAAAATCCTGATGATTCAGTGTATGAAGATAAAGAGGTGGTGGAATTTAACGATATTTTCCGTGAGAATCTTGATCCTTGGAATGTCTGGATTGACGATATGGCTCAACCCAATAATCCGTTCTCAATCCGAGACTGGTCTTGGCGTAAGGTTTATTCAATGGATGCCTTTAAGGAAGAATTTGGGAGCTGGAAACTTGCTGATTTGGTTCAAGCAGGCGGAATAACCACTGAAAGATTGGCAACTAGAAATAATGCTCAACCTAAACAGTTTAAGGAAAAGGATTTAGTTGAAGTATATTTCTATGAGAATCGCTTAAAAGACCTATTTTTAGTTATTGCCAATGGTGTGCCAGTAATTATCACTCCTTTGCCAATTTCTGATTCAAAAGGGCTTAAAAAACTATCATTGTGGCAAGCATATTGGAATCTGCGAAGTACTAGCTCTATCTATGGTATCGGAATCTACGAAGCTATGCGTCATGACCAGAATCTGATTGATAAAGTCAGGAATATGACCATAGATCAGCTTGTTCTTTCTATTTACAAAATGTTCTTCTATCAGGGAACACAGAGTTTAACTGAAACTGGAGATATTAGAATTACTCCTGGAGCTGGAAAACAAGTTCTTGATCCTAAGAATATAAACTGGTTACAGGTTCCAGGCCCAGGAGCTGAGGCATGGCAAGGAATAGAGATTTTTAAAAAGGATATGGATGAGGCATCTGGTATCACCGATCCCTTACTGGGAACTATTACAGGCAAAACTGCTTTTGAAATAGCTCAAGCTAAAGAGGCGGCACTCAAAAGATTAAAAAATCCATTAGAAAATATCACCGATGCTCTTGATACTGAAGCATATATTACTGTAGCTTTGGCTCAACTTATTTACTCCATTCCAGAAGTTTATGAGATTGCTGACCAAACTCTAATTGAAGATTATTTGAAGGAAGTTGACTCCGATCCTCAACTTTATGAGAGAGATACGAAAACTAATGAAGAAACAGGTGAAACAACTGATATCTTTAGAGCTAAAGTATTTCCAGAATTTCCGCTTAATTTGGATAAGGATGAACAGGGCAACTTAATTGAAACTAATGAAACTAGATTCTTCCGGGTAAAGCCTGGTTCTCTGGAGTGGGAAGGAGTTATAAACATTAAATCTCAATCCGTTCTTACTCCATCCAAGCAGATAGACAA